GTCGAAGGTCGTGCAACTCTTCCACATGGAGACGAACCCGGATCGCGAAGTCATCATGATGGGGCCCGACGAGATCGGGCACTGGACGTGGGGGGATTTGCCGCCGGACGTTGCGTTCGAGCGCGGGCTCGTTTCGATCCCTGCACTGATGCGCAAGTATCCGAAGTTCCAGCATCGCTCGCGCATCTACGGCGAGATTGCGCAAGGCGAAGGTGCAGTGTTCGAGTTCCTCGAAGACAACATCAAGTGCGCACCGTTCGCGATCCCGCCGCATTGGCCTTGCATCGCGGGCATCGACTTCGGCATCAATGTCGATCACCAGAATGCCGTCGTGTGGCTCGCGTGGGACAAGGACACCGACACGATCTATGTCTACGACGAGTACAAGCGGCCCGACGCGACGATCTCGCAGCACGCGACCGTTGTGCGCTCGAAGTCACCGACGATCAACGTGTCATGGCCGAAAGACGGCTACCAGCGCGACAAGGGATCGGGCGAAGCGGTCGCCGCACAGTATCGCAAGGAGCCGAACAATCTGAAGATGCTGCCCGAGCACGCGCAGTGGCCGGAAAGCGAAGGCGGCGGCGACAGTCACGAGGCGTTCATCGTCGAAGTGCAGGAGCGCGCAGAAACCAATCGCTTCAAGGTGTTCTCGACGTGCGGCAAATGGTTCGAGGAGTTCCGTGGCTACCATCGCAAGGACGGGCTCGTCATCAAGGAGCGCGACGACTTGCTCTCGGCGACGAAGCACGGCATTATGATGAAGAGGTACGCCAAGGCCATTGACCGCCTGGGGGCCAACCGTGGTAGGTTGTCCGCTGGCGGCGGGGCAGGCGTCGTCCTTCCCATTGACCCGTTCAGCGGCAGGGCAATTGAATGACCATCACCGGCACCGATTACGGCACTCAGTCCAATCCTCTCTTCGACGAAGCGTACATCGCCTACCAGCAGATGTCGGCTGCGCGCTCGATCCTCGAAAGTCATTGGGACGAGATCGCCGCGTTGCTCTGGCCGGAAATGCGCTCGACGTTCTCGCCGGGGCAGACCATGCGGTCGCCCTACGACAAGCGCACTGACAAACAACTCGATAGTTCGCCGCAAATTGCGCTGCAGAACTTCGGCGCGATCATGGACAGCTTGCTCACGCCGCGAAACCAGAAGTGGCACCGGCTGACGACGAACAACAAAGACCTCAACAAAATCCGCCGCGTGAAGCTCTACTACGAAGACGTGACGAACGCGCTCTTCCGCTTCCGCTATGCGCCGAGCGCGAACTTCGCCGGGCAGAACCAGAACGGCTTCAAACTGCTCGGCGGCTTCGGCACCAACACGCTCTACATAGACGCACTCGACAGTCGCACCGAGAAGGGGCTGCGCTACAAGTCGTGCCCCATCGGCGAGATTTATATCCGTCGCAATCATCAGGGCATCTGCAATACGGTGCTGCGCTACTTCTCGATGACGGCGCAGCAAGCGATCCAAGAGTTCGGCGAAGCGACGCCCGTGCAGATCGTGAAGAAGGCCGAGAGCAACAAGGACGCGCTCTACTGGTTCATCCATTATGTGTGCCCGCAATATGACATGGACCCGTCGCGCGCGGACTACAAGGGTATGGAATATCGCAGCGTGAAGTGCAACGTCGAGACGCAAGCTCTGCTCAGCGTCAAGGGCTATCACGTCTTCCCGTTCCCGACGAGCACGTACACCGAGGCGCCCGGCGAAGACTATGGCCGCTCCCCCGGCATGCAGGCGCTCCCGGCGATGAAGACGCTCAACGCGCAGAAGTCCTCGCACTTGAAGCAAGGACACCGCGCTGCGGACCCGGCGTACCTCTCACATGACGACGGCATCATCGACAACTTGCGCATCAGGCCGGGCATCATCAACAGGGGCGGCGTTAGCGCGGACGGACGCTTGCTCGTGCAAGCGCTGCCTGCAGGCAACTACGAAATCCAGAAGGACATGATGGACGAGGAGCGCACCGCGATTAAGCAGGCGTTCCTCACGCACCTGTTCGAGCTTGCGATGAATAGCGAGAACGTCCCCGACCGGATGAATGTACCGCAAGTTCTCGAACGCATGAAAGAGAAGGGTATCCTCCTCGCGCCGGTCGTCGGTGCACAGACGACCTACTACGGTCAGGTCATTGACCGCGAGATTGACGTACTCACGCAGCAGCGCTTGCTACCGCCGATGCCGCCCGAGCTTGTCGAGGCCGAGGGCGAATACGACGTGATCTACGACAATCCGCTCTCGCGCTCGATGCGCGCGGAAGAGAGTGCGGGCTTCGTGCAGTCGGTGCAGTTCGCAACCGAGATCGCGAACGCGACCGGTGACCCGTCGATCCTCGATCCGTACAACTTCGAGGAAGCGCTCCCGCAGATGGCGGAGATCAACGGCGTCCCTGCGTCGTGGATGCGCTCGCAGGACGAGATCGAAGCGATCAAGGCGAAGCGTGCCGCCGCGCTCAAGGCGCAACAGGACGCGGAAGCTGCGGGACCGGCGGCTGCACTTGTGGGCGCCGCTGCGAAGGCTAAGGTCGCAGGACTTGACGTTGGTGGTCAGGGCGGCCCGCTTAACAATGGTGGTCAATGAGCGACGAGCGAACGCCCGAGCAAAAGCGTCGGGACCGTATCAAGGACAAGCAGCGTAGTTTCCGCTCCCTCGCCATGACGGCGCCGGGGCAATTGATCCTGCGCGATCTAGCGAACTTCTGCTACGCGCACGAGAGCACGGTCACGGGTGCGCCCGTCGATCCCAATCTCGTGCTTGTGCTCGAAGGGCGGCGCCAAGTCTGGAACCGCATTCAACAGTACCTCAAGCTCACCGAGGATGAGGTGTGGGCGCTATCGCAAGGAGCACGACAATGACTACGGATACCGGAGGCAACCCTCCGCCCGCGTGGCACGCATCCCTGGATGCAGACACGAAGGGTTGGGCCGACAACAAAGGGTTCATCAAGCTCGACACCGCCGACAAGGTGATCCCCGAGCTTATCAAGGGCTATCGGAACGCGGAGAGCATTCGCGGCATTCCTGCCGACGAACTTGAACGCTTTCCGAAAGACATGACGAAACCCGGCGCACTCGACGCGATCTTCACTCGCCTCGGTCGCCCTGCGGACGCGAAGGGTTACGGCCTCGCGCGCCCTGACGGCCTCTCGGCGGATCAGACCGCAGCCATCGACGCGCTCGAAGCACACTTCCACAAGCTCGGCCTCACGAAAGCTCAGGCTACGGAGCATGTGAAGTATCTCACCGAGCAACACGCGGCGGCGCAGGAAGCGCAAGCGACGGCGGCGCAAGTCGCTCTCGATGCAGGCAAGACGGAATTGTCGCGCGAGTGGGGCGGCACGACTGCCGTCAACACCGAACGTGCTCTGCAGGCCGCACATCGCTTCGGCCTCAACGACGAGCAGATCGCGGATGTGCAGGAAGCGCTCGGGTACGGCCCCGCGATGAAGTTCCTGCAGAAGATCGGCGAGAAGATCGGCGAAGACACCTACGTCGGCAACGGCGACGGCAATCGCCAAGCGGGTCTCCCGTCTACGCCGGACGGTGCTCGCGCGCGCATCGCTGAACTGAAGAAGGATAGTGAGTTCGTTAGGAAACTGCAGTCGGGCGACGCTGATGCGAACCGTCAGTGGAAAGCGTTGCACGTCACGATGTCGGGCAAATCGGAGGCTTGACGCAACAACGAGTTACCGGCAAATTCCCCGATTGCCGGTAACTCACTCCCCAGGAGACGATCATGGACTATTCAGCGAAGAAGGCCGCAGCGGGCAAGGACATCGGGAAGAAGGGCAAGAACTTCTCGAAGATCGCCGCGAGCGCGGGCTCGCGTTACCACTCGAAGGCCGCTGGTGAGCGCGTCGCGGGCGCGATCCTTGCCAGACTTCGCCGCAAACGCGGGGGTTGAGATGCCGAGCAAGTCGCCTGCGCAGCACCGACTGATGGAAGCCATCGCCTACGGGTGGCGCCCGAAGAACCCCAAAAAGCGCCTCCCGTCTGTTGCCGTCGCGCGCGAGTTCGTCGCGGCGGACAAGGCGAAGAAGCGGCCCACTTGACATCACTATCAGTGATCTCATATGGTCGAGGTTAGGACACGCCTTATGGCCCCTCGACCGCGCAGGAAGATGCGCAGCACGCAGCCCCCGCAAGGACACGGCTTGCACGCACGAGTGTGAACCGTTTGAACCCTTAAGCAAAGGTGGACTGCTATGTCCGAGAATTTGATCCCCACCCATGCCGTGCTTCAGTTCACGTCGAACTTGGAGTTGCTCCTGCAAGAGCAGGGCGCGAAGCTCCGTCCGTTCGTCGATGTGAAGTCCGGTTACGTCGGCAAAGCTGCCTCGCCGGTCAACCAGTTTGGCTCCGTCGCGATGAAGAAGGTCACGAGCCGCTTCACGCCGAAGACGCCTGCCAATGCTGACACCAAGCGCCGGTGGGTTTCGCCGGAAGACTTTTCGCTCGATCAGCCGCTCGATCCGTTCGATCTGCAGAAGACCTTGGAAGACCCCAAGGGCATCTATGCGACGAACGCGGGCTACGCTGCCGGGCGTCAGATGGACCTCTCGATCATCACGGCAGCTTTCGCTGTTGCGAAGGTCGGCGAGCAGGACGATAGCTCGACCGAGAGCTTCGACACCGCGTTCAGCATTGCTGCGACGTTCGGTGTCGGTGGCGGCGGCGAGAACGGAATGTCGGTTGACAAGTTGATCGAGGGTCGCAGGCTCCTCGGCCTCGCGAATGTCGATCTTGACATGGAAGAGCCGACTGTCGTCATCGGTCCCACGCAGGAGGCCGATCTGCTCCGTCAGGTCCAGGTGACGAGCGCCGACTACAGCAAGTCGATGGTTCTCGACAACGGTCGTGTTCGCCGGTTCCTCGGCAACAACTTCCGCATCTCGAACCAGCTTGCGCTCGAAAGCACCGACAACCGCGCGTGCATCATGTTCGTCAAGAGCGGCATGCATCTTGGTATCTGGCAAGAGATCGCGAACGACGCCCACCAGCGCTTCGATCTCGAAGCGAACCCGTGGGAGTTGACGACCACCATGTCTGTTGGCGCGACCCGCCTGCAGAACGGCAAGGTCGTTCGCATCTACGCCGACGAGTAAGCGGCAAGGGGAGTGAGGCGAAAACCTCACTCCTCCGTACCCGGAACAACTGAGGAATTTGGAGAATTGAAATGGCTGGTCCCGTCTACAGCACCGCGCTCACGAACACGAACGCGGGCACCAAGAATAACCCGGCTCTGCACGACGCCGTGAAGGTCCGCAATGCCTACGTGGCTGCGGGTGCTTCCGACAGTGCGGCTGACGGCCCCTATCATCTCGTTCGCGTCAAGTCGAGCGAGCGCATCGACAGCATCACGCTCGACGGCCCCGACTTTACCACGGCTGGCGCCATCGACATCGGTTTCTACCGCGTGCCGGAAGACACGATCAACCCGACTGCCGGTACGCCGAGCAAGGTCTCGGTTACCTCCTCGAAGGAAGTTGCTTCGGGCGGCACCGACAAGACCGACGTTCTTGCGGACGGCTTCGCTCTCACGGACGGCCTTCCCGGCCTGACGCGCGAGACCATGTTCGCTGGTGGTACGAACGCAGTCACCAAGGCTAACTCGCACAAGCGCGTGTGGGAAGTCATCGGCCTCGCGGCGGACCCGCAGAAGGAATACCTCGTCTCGGTGACCATCGCGACGACTTTCAACGGCGGCCCTACCACGGACGGCTTGCTCTTCAAGGTCAAGAGCACCAACGGCTAAGCCGCTTTGGTTAGGCCAGGGAGCGATCCCTGGCCCTTCTTGAGCGACTTTGACAGGAGACAGACATGAGCCTCATTGCCACCATCACGGCCCTCGTGGCCGCGTTGAACTCGATCCCGACTGCGGTGACGGCGGCGACGAACTCGCTGACTGGTTTCATCACCTTTCTCAACGCCAACATCTAGGGACCAGATGAAGCGGGCGGCCATTCGCCGCCTGCGGTCTTGCCAAGCCCCTAATAGGGCGGCTAAGATCGTCGAAGCCTTGTACGAAATCGCCGCTTGGGCGGACGCAGGAGAAGCACCAATGGCAGACATTTTCATCGGCCACGAACCCGGCACGGACTACACCGCTGTCACTGCGGGCACTTCGACGACTTCCAAGTCCGTCGAGCTTCGCGTGAACACGGGCGAAGGTTGGCGCATTCAGGACATCGAGGTCGCGGTCGATCTTATCATGCGCTACTTCAAGGAGCAGCTTAACTCCGTCCAGACGGGCCGGAAGGCGTTCATTCAGACGCAGGGTGAAGCTGACCGCTATGTCGATCCGGTTGCGGGCAGCGGCTCCGGCACGGCGCCCATTTGGGATGGCATGTAAGATCGGCCAAAAGATCGGCCAACGGAGAGCAACATGGCGCAGTGGACTTTCGCGATCTCCCTTGCAGGAGCGGGCGCGGACGAGATCAAACGTAACGGCGGAGCAATCGACACGCTCCGCGCCGCGATTGACACTGCGATGGGCGTTCTCGTTGCGGATGCCGCTTCGCCGACGCAAGGGCATGTCAACACGGCGAATGCCGCGCTCACTGCATACGAGGCCGCACAGGCGATCTCGGGCGATCTGCGGGTCACGATTGATCTTGCAAACATCACCACGATCACGAAGCTGAAGGTCGCGCTCCGCGCGCTCGTGCAAGCTGCGCGGTCGTCTGGCATGGCGGAGTAAGACATGGCAACGGCAAATCGCGGCGCACCCGGTCTCGTTCTCAGCAACTCGACTGCCGACAGCGCGGTGTTCAATCTCAGCGGCGGCAGATACATGGTCTCCGTGGTCGGCACGAACCTCTCGGGCTCGAATTACTACTCGCTGCAGCGGCTCGGGCCGGACGCCTCGACGTTCCTTGACGTGAAGCAGACGTTCTGCGATGCGGACGGTGACGGCGATGTGGAAGACGCGATCATCGGCAAGTTCACGACGAACCAATGTCGCGCGCTCGATCTCGCCGAGGGGCAGTACAAGTTCGTCAAGACGGGCTCCCCGACTGCGAACTACATCGAAGTCTCACGGGCGGACTAAGCCGCTCGGGCAAGGAGCGGTAAATGGGCGTCTCTCAAGTTTACATCGCGAACCGAGCGCTGCAGAAGTGCGGTAGCTCCGCGCGTATCTCCGCTCTCACCGACAACTCGAAAGAGGCGAAGGCGATCCGCGCCTGCTACCTGTCCCTCAAGGAAGCCGAACTGCGGGTCAACGAGTGGCTGTTCGCGATCAAGCGGGCCAGTGTTGATCGCACGGACTTCGGGCAGGACGACGACGGCAATGACATTGCCGCGACGTTCAACCGGCAGAACGCTTACAACCTTCCCGACGATTTCCTTCGTATGGCCCCTGAAGACCCGAAGCAGAAACACTCGGGCAACGACTGGTTGATCGAGGGCCGTGTCATCTACACCGACGATGATGGACCGCTTAAGTTCCGCTATGTGTCGAATAACGTCGGCGAAGAGATGTGGGATGCGATGTTCGGCGAAGTGCTCGCCGCGCGCATCGCATTCGAGATTTGCGAGGAGATCGCGCAGAGCACCACGAAGAAGGACGACATCAAGGCAGACTATGGTGTCCAGCTTCAGACTGCACGCGGCGCGAACGCGATTGCGTCGCAGCCGGTCGAGCAAGACGTGGATGAGTGGGAACTTGTGAGGTTGTAATGGCGCGCGCATCGTTCCAGCAGACTTCGTTCCGTGGTGGTGAGTGGTCGCAGTTCTCTCAGGGGCGCAGCGATCTCGACGCCTATTTCACCGCGCTCAACAAGTGCCTGAACTTCCTCCCGCTCGATGAGGGCGCACTCTCGCGCCGGTCGGGGCTGCAGTTCCTCGCGACGGCCAAGACGAACGATCATGTGCGCATGCACCCGCTGCTCAATTCGCTTGGTAGCTTCATGGTCGAGTTGACGACGGAGACCGCGCGTTTCTTCAGTGCGGGTGCTCTCGAACTCGATCCGGCAAAGACGGTCACCAGCATCTCGGGCGCGACGCCCGCGAAGGTGACTACGAGCACGAACCACGGTTGGTCGAGTGGTGACACGGTTGTCTTCCTCCCGACCGGCGGAACGCCCGCGCAATTGAAGAACCTAATCAATCAGCAATTCCAGATCACCGTCACTTCGATGACGGAGTTTACCCTCGCGTACATCGGCGCCCGCAGCGGCAACGTCGATGGTAGTACGATTACGTGGACGAGCGGCACCGTCGCGCGCGTGCACGAGGAAGTTACTCCGTACCAGGATGGAGAACTCGACGCCGTGCGTGCGACGCAGGATGAGGATACGCTCTTCCTGTTCCACGGTACCTACGCTCCGCGCGAGATCGACGTGGAGACGTTCGCGATCTCGACGTGGGTGAATGAAGATGGTCCCTACATGGACCTGAACACCACGACGACTACGATGACGCTCGGCGCCACGTCGGGCAGCGGTGTCACGCTCACCGCGAGCGCAGTCCAGGGCATCAACGACGACACCGGTTTCCTCTCGACCGACGTGGGCCGCGTGGTCCGCCTCAATACTGGCACGACGCTTGAACCGTCGTGGACGTGGGTGCGCATCGTTGGGTACACGAACACCACGCACGTCAGTGTGGACATTCTCGGTGACGCCGCGCTCGACACGAGCGCGCACACGACGTGGCGCATGGGCCTCTTTAGCGACACGACGGGGTGGCCGACTGGCGGCATCTTCCACGAAAACCGGCTGTGGGTGTTCAGCGACGTGCAACGTGCGCGTGTCGATGCGACCGAGAGCTTCTCGAAGACGAGCTTTTCACCGACTGACACGGACGGCACCGTCGCTGATAGTAACGGTATCAGCGCGGTGTTCAAGTCGAAGGGGCGGAACGCGATCAAGTGGCTGATCGTGGACGAGCGCGGAATGATCGCGGGCACGGACAGCGGTGAATGGTCGATCCGCGCGAGCGCGCTCGATGATCCGCTCACCCCGTTCACGACGCAGGCGCGCCGCGTTACCACGTTCAAGTCGAGCGAGGCCGAAGCGATCCAGGCGGGCAAGAGCACGGTCTTCATCCAGAACCTCAAGCGCACGTTGATCGAGCACCGCATGTTCGAGGCGGGCTACGACGGCAAGAACGTCTCTCGCATCGGACGCCACCTGACGAGCGCGGGCGTTGAGAAGATCGTCTACGCGCAGACGCCCATCCCGATGATCTGGTGCAAGCGCACGGATCAGTATCTTGTCGGCGTCTGCTTCCGCCGCGACGCGGACGGCGAGCAGACTGGCTGGCACCAGCACAACATCAACTACACGGAAGACCCGGAGGGCATCGAGAGCGGCGACACCGGCACGGTCGAGGATATTCAGGTGCTCTCGTCGAGTGACCCCGAGGCGTCACTCAACGACACGCTGTGGGTTGTCAACGACCGCAACGGCGTGAAGTGCGTCGAGTGCTTGCGTCCGATCTTCGACGAGGCGACCGAAGAGAAGAACCAATTCTTCGTTGACAGCGGCGTCCGCTATACGGCAGCGGGTTACGGCACGAACTGGACGGTCACCTAATGGCGCACACTCTCACCGCGTATGGGCTCTACCATCTCGAAGACAAGGTCGTTGACATCATGCTCGACGGCGTTGACTGCGGGACCGCGACCGTCGCGAACGGCGCCGTGAGTTATACGTTGACCGCAGAGCAGTACGCGGACTTCGACGGCGACGAGAGTGTATTCAGTGTAGGGATCAATATCGTCGCACGCGGTCAATTGCTGCCGCCGCAGGCCGGTCCTCAGAATGGCGTCGGCACGGTCGGCAAGGTGCGTCGAGTGGATCAGTTCGCAATGCTCGTGTCGCGATGCTCGTGGTTCCGCGTCGGGCCGGACTTCACTACGATGGACGACCAGAACATGCAGGACGTTGACACGGACGGCAAGCGTCCGCTCTTCAGCGGCACCGTGCAGGGCGGCGTTAGTTCGACCTACGACTTCGAGAACATGATTGCCTGGGAGCAAAATCGGCCCGGCCCCGGTACCTTCTTGGCCGTTGCGGGCTTCGTCACGACCCAGGATCGCTAATGCGCACCGTCACCCTCTACGGGCTCTGGCATCTCGAAGGCAAGCTCGTCGATGTGACCATTGCGGGCGTCGATCTCGACACCGCGACGGTCACCGATGGAACCGTGTCTGTCACGACGCCCGACGAGATGGACGCAATCGTGGACGGGCTCAAGGGTTCTCCTGACGACGGCAGCGCGAGCACCGGCACGCTTACGTTTGACAGCGGCTACATCAGCGACGTGGAAGGCGACAGTGTAGACTTCGTTGGCTCTCAGGTTCTCGCGCACCACACTGGCGGCGTCATTCGCGGCGAAGACAAGCGCTTCTACTACATCACGAAGGGAACGCCGACGCAGGACGGATGGTACGTGATCGACGCGCAAGTGCCGCATACGATCTTGACGCATCTCGATGTGACGACGCTCGACAACTACGTGCTCGACAACCAGGAGCAATTCAATTCGAGCACTGGCGACCTTGGAAGTTCGTCGCTCTTCACGAGCGCGGATCGTTGGATTGGCGGCTATATGTGGCCTGAAAGTCCTTACTTCATGATCCAGGGACAGGTTGATATTCATGAACCGTGGGACGCGCTTAGCTTCAGCACGAAATATATGATCCTGATGTGGTTCAAGATCAACAAGGTCGGCGCCGTCGAGTTCGTCACGGGAGCACTTGTTGCATATGGACTGCCTTCTCTCGACACTTCTGGCCAAGACCTCGGCAACGTGGTAGCGGTCGGCAATTTGCCGGTCAATCGCGATCTGCCGCCGCGCCTCGGCAAATATCATGCGCAACCGAATGGGCCGGACATCGGCTTCCCCGCTCGCATGATTATCGCGTACTCCGACAGTACGAGTGTCGACGGCACCGCCGACCCGAACCTGTGGGTCATCAATCCGCCGACGCTCAACTTCAAAGTCGTGCGCACCGAAGAAGACATCGGCGTCCGCACGGAGAGCATGGTTTTCACGCGCTACAACTTCGAGACGCCGCTCGGATCGAGCTTTTGGGCCGCGCATCCGGGTAGCGGTTCCGATCAGCGTTTATCACCGTACCTCGCGCGCGCGTTTTTCTTGCCGATCTTCGACGGCAGCGAGCACACCGGCACGCTCGGCAATAACAATGCGCTCCTGCTCTGTACCTATGTGGGGCTCTCCGAAATCATCGCGGCCAACAGTGGTGCCCTTGATGCGAACGATCTTATCGACAGCTACGCGGGTACTTATCCTGACGGCTTTATTGTCGGTATGCGGATTAAGAGCGAGTGGTTCTCTAGTCTCTCGTCCACCGTTCACGGCGGCAATTCGGCGGCTCGGTATGGCGCCGACGTACTTACCGAAGATACCGACAACGAAGCGGCGCCGGTCATCCTCAACGACCGCTTCGAGAGTTTCCCTTTCGCCGAAGCCGGGCATTCGTTCACCGATGTGGCGAGCAACGCGCGCGACGATTACTGCAATCCGTCCGTGTACCCCACGGACGTGAACGATCAGACGAAGCCGTGGTTGATCTTCTTCCCGTTCAATTACGGCGGCGACCAGACGCATATCGACTTCTGCCGGATCAAGGTCTACGAGTGGAACCCGCGCACGCTCACCGCGCGCCTGCTTGGCGACGAGAAGGGACAGACGTTCGATGTCGATGTCGATCTCACGTCACCGGCGGGCGGCAATAACCGCGCGAGCAACATCGTCGTGCATTGGGACCGTTACACGGACACGGTGTACTTGCTCATCACGTCGCAGCCCGCGTCGCACATCGGCTCCCGCAACATTTGGGTGAAGTTCGGCACCTTCCACTACACCCCCGCGACCTTCATCGAAAAACCCGGCGTCATGGCCGTGGGGCTTAACTACATCGCTCGCGCGCAAGTGCCGCGTTACCAGATCAAGACCCCCGAGGGCAAAGGTACGGTCGGCAAGAACAACCGCATCGACCAAGCCGCCATTCGTTTCATCAAGAGTGGGCTCGTGAAACTTGGCGTGAACTTTGCAGAGATGGACACGCACGTCCTGACTGACCCGGATGAGAACGGCATTAGGCCGCTTTTCACCGGGGTCTACGAGGGAGGATTGCCCGGTAGCTACGGGCCGGATAATATGGTATCTCTTGAGCAGGACCGCCCCGCGCCCTGCGCTGTTTCTGTGATCGCTGGCTTCTTTGACGTGATGGACAAGTGACATGGCTGGTTTCTTCGACGATGCATTCTCCTCCCTCGGGTCGCTCTTCAACAAGGGCAACATCGGCAGCACCGTAGCCGCAGCGGGCAACCTTGTGTCGGGGTTCGGGCAGGCGCAAGGATACGGTGCGAGCGCGAAGGCTGAAGCAGCCAACGCCGCGCTTGTGCGTGCCAATACCAAGATCGCGCTCACGCAGGCCGGTCGCGATGCGTACACGCAGCAAGGCGCCGCTAAAGCGACTGCAGGGGCCAGCGGGCTCAGCGATAGTGGCAGCATCGCGGACATCCTCGCGATGAACGCGCGCAATGCGAGCGAGGAGCAGGCGAACATCTCGAAGCTCGGCGAGATGCAAGCGGGCGTCCATGACGCAGCGGCGAGCGATGCGAAGAAGGCGGGCAAGACGAGCCAGCTTGGCGGTATCATCGGCGCAGTCGGTAGTATCGCCTCGATCTTCAGCGACGAGCGGCTCAAGGACATCCTCGAAACTGTGCGCATCCATGAAAAAGGGTTCCGCATCGTGAAATTCCGTTATAAGGGCGGCGTCGCGACGTGGGAAGGCGTTGTCGCGCAGGAAGTGCAGAAGGTCTTCCCGCAGCATGTGCGCGAGATTGGTGGCTACCTTGCCGTCGATTACAAGGCAATCGGTGTTGAGATGAAGTTGGTGAGCTAATGGCACGGATCAGGACGTATACGCCCGAACTGCAGCAAGCCCCCGTGAACGTCTCTGCCGCGTCGCAAGGCGCAGCGAGCGCGCAGGCTATGCAGGGGCTCGGCAATCAAATCACGAACCTCGGCGAGCGGATGACGCAAATTCAGACCGCGCGCGATCTCTCGAAAATGAGTGCGGACTTCGCCACGTCGCAGGCCGACTTGACGAACCAGTTCCGCGACGTGATTTCACAAGCCGACCCGAACGATCCGAATGTCGCGACGAACTTTCTCAATGACGTGGTGAAGCCGCGCATCGAAAAGATCGCGGAGAGTGCGAATACGCCCGAGGCGAAACTCCACTACCAGGAGCAGGCCGCGCAACTGAACGCGCACTTCAACGAAGTTGCTGCTGCTGGTCAGCACGAACTTGCGGGCATCGCCGCTGCGCAGAACCATAACACGATCATGAACGCGACGACTTCGATGCTCACGACGGCGCCGCAGCAGTTCGACGCCGCGATCCAACAACTCGACATGAACCGCGAAGCGCTCGTGAAGAGCGGTATGCTTACGCGCGCGCAGGCGATCCAGGCGAAGGCGAACGACAATGCGACGGCGACTGAAGCTGCGGTCGATGGCTGGATCGAGCAGAAGAACCCGGAGAAGGCCGTAGACTATCTCAAGGGCGGCATCTATGACGAGTACATCGACGGCGTGACGAAAGCGCGCCTGCTCGCCAAGGCCGAAGACGCGCTCCGTGGGCAGAAGGATCAGACGCGCGGTCTCCTCCGCCTGCAGTTCGCCGACGACATGGCGCAGATGGCGGCGACCGGCTACAGCGCTTCGCACCAGTGGACCGAGGTCGACGCGCGCGCAATCGCCGAAGTCGATGCGAAAGGCAACGTGGACCAAGTGCAGGCGCAACAGCTTGTCAATGCGCTCAACAGCGCGAACGCACAGGGTTCCGAGCGCCGCCGCTCGCTGATTACTCCGCTCACGGAAGATGCGAAGCGCATTGCCGACATGATGAGCGGGCTCAAGGGGCAGCAGGACTTCGGCACCGAGGCCGACCGCGTGCAAGTCGCGCAGCAAGTCTACGCCGCGAAGGTCGATGCGTTCCAGAAAGACCCCGTATCCTACACGATGAAGGCTTCGCCGTACACTCAGAAGGCGTTCGACGATTTCGTCGCGAAACCGTCGCCCGAGCGCTACCAGGAGTTCGTCACTATGAGCGCGGCGGACCAGCGTCGCATCGCGCCGGGCATTTCGCCGTCTGTGCTGCCGGGCTCCGTCATCGCGGACATCGGGAACACCATGTCGCAAGTCGGGCAGGACGGCGGCCCCGAGGCGGCAGAGCAGTACTCGGCTACCTGCCTGTCCCGGGTCTGGGCGGCCACGCACTTCTCGTGGTGGATGACGTCGATGCTGCACACCCCCGCCGGGCAGGAGCGGTTCGACCACGAACTGCAACTGG